AATCTGATCAGTTTGGGGGGTAGGCTTTTTTCCTGCCAAGCTACTTTTTGGGGTAGGCTGGTTTTGCTGGCAATTTCCTGCCAAAGCCGCGCCTGGTTTAATTGGTGGGGTAGGCTGGTTTTGGTCTTCAATAGCCGGGTGATTCTCTTTTAATTCCTGCCAGGTACTCATAGATCACCATCATATTTTTTGCGTAAGTAATCCAGGCTGACTGGCATTTCATCGAATGCGCCATCATGCACTTCATGCAACATCCAGATTCCCCGCCATGACAAGTTATTATGCGGGGTAAGGTAGTCTTCATCGTGCTGGTAAAAGATGCCAGCAAAGATACCCGTCATACGCTGACCATCCGCGCGCCTTGCAAAGCTAATAGCCCTATCCTGAACATGGCCTTGCACCGTAGACATGTGCATTTTATTCAGCATCAGGGTGGGGTTAGCTACCGGCCTCCCCATTATGCCGCTGGTAAAGTAGTGCTGGTACGCGACGTTATCTATGACGCAACATTCCAAGAAGCCATATACCTCCCATCCCATTTCCTCTAGCTTTAAGTCATGGAATCCAATCAGCCCATCTAGCTTGGGGTCTGCATTTGCTGCTCTGGCTATGCGGTTCTCATGGTTCCCTAGAGTGAACACCATACGAGGGTTCCACCGTTTGTCCCGGTTCCTGATTAGCCTTTCCTGCTCTTTGCGGATAGGCTCCAAGAATACCTCCATCGCATCAATCCCCGCCTTGATGTCTGCAAGATACCTTCTGCCTTCGTAGCCGCGAGTCCCCACATCGAAGGACGAAAGCGATTCCATGTCCCACCAGTCCCCTATCATTACGATAACATCAGGCTTTTTATCGGCTGCATACTGCCCCGCCCAGTGCAAATGATCGTTAGGCTGCCCAGGCTTTACCTGAGTATCAGGAATAATAAGATGCTTTTTAGTAGGTGGCTTAGGCTTAAAAAGCTTAACGATGCTTCTAATTAGGTTCATTTTATTCTCCATAAAAAAAGCGGCCCGAAAGCCGCTAGATGTCCTGCTTTGCAACCGCAGCTAAGCCGCAGATCACAAAAATAATCATATAAATAATCACCGTAATCACCACCAATACCAGTTGAGGCAGGATTATAGCGAGGTGAGATATTATTCCAAATGCTTTTTGTCTATTCATTATATACCATAATATCATAGGCCCGTTGTCGCCACAGGTGGGCTAACCCTGCTACACAGCCGGAGAGAAAACGGCTTGGCTCAATTGCAAGTAGTAGTACCCCAAGCATTGGTTCTGCAAGTGGTACTCTGGGTTCCGTTAGTGATTACAGTATTACCCCAGGCATCCTTTCTAGCAGTGGTGCCATCGCTGCCACGCAGGTTGCCCCAAGCATCAGTACGGTAAGTAGTGCCATCACTGCTGCGAGTGTTACCCCAAGCATCTTTCCTGTAGGTCAGGCCAGTGCCTGTATCCCTAGTATTGCCCCAGGCATCAGTCCGCAGTGTTCCATTTGTTCCACTATCGCAGTGGTACTTAGTGTTACCCCAAGCATCTGCCCGGTAGGAACATGCAGCGTTAGCATTACTGCTGGCAAACAACACTAGCACCAATAAGATAACTGCATGCCACCTGCGAATCACAATAGGGTAGCTGTTGGCGTTGAAGTGCATAACAATAAATGGCTTGTCGATACTTTGTTTAAACAGTTGCCAGTTAGCGTATCGGTGCGCTTCTTTTATCTTGTCTTTCATACGACCCCCTAGAATGGAATGTCTTCAGTGATTGGAGAGTTTACAACCGGGTCAGCGTACTTAGAAGCAGCCGGAGCAGCACCATCAGTGTAGAATACTTTTACATTGCCCAGAATGGGTGGACGTTCTTCACCAGCCTCGCGCTCTTCCTTACTCTGAGACTGTGCGATGAAGCCGTTGTTCTCATACTGATCCTGCTGGTCAGTGTCGATAAACGTAGTCATGTTCAGATAGGTAGCAGTGCTGCCATCTTTCTTAGTAACTTGCGTCATGCGAGACTTGTCGATTTTAGTAACGTCGAGTGATACAGATACACCTATTTTCATTTTAAGTTCCTTACTTCAGATATAATTTCAGTGACGGCCAACAGTATCTGCTCGGCCAGGTTAGTAATAAATTCCTCGTCACGTTCAACACGAACGATCATAGGCTTCATATCAGGGTGGTAACTCATAAAGTCCCACCATTTACGCCCGGTAATATACATGCAACCCTGCACCTGGGCATAATGTTTGGTAGGGCATACTCCTTTCCGCGCCCATGCTACATGGTTATGTGCTGCCGGGCATTTTATTTCAATACCACCATCATCACCCACCAAACCATCAGGGCTGCAACCAAACTCACCAGAGTTATCAAGGATAAACCCAACCTCTTCAACCTCATTGCCTGTCTCTAACTCATAGTAGGCACGGGCCTCTGGCTCTAGATCAGTGCCGCGCTGCATAGCATCAGTCACAAAGATGGGTTCAGACCTACCAGTAAGTCTCTCAGAGATCATCAGGTTGATGTAGCGGTCAGCAGATGTACTTGCCTTGCCCTTACTGGTGACTAAATTGTGGAACTGACTAGCACTAGGTCGTCCTACCCTAGCCGCCAGCCATTCCTCACTGCCCTGCTCACAGTCTAATTGTTTCATTGGCTTTTACCTGTTTCTCTAATAATGCGTCAGCATATTTCGTGTACTTTTTGGTGGGTATATAAGCAGACACAGAGGTGTAGCAATTAACGCAGCCACCCTCCAATCTGTATTTATAATCCGGGTTCTCGCTGTGAAATTGGCGAAATCCCAGAGCATCATCGCACAATGGGCATATAAGATTCACGAATTGTTCCTTTTCTTTTGCAACATTCCCAATGCCTGATCGAAGCGCATAGCGGGTAAGTCTTCAACATTATTACACTTGAACACCTGACAGAACTTCTTAACGTCAGACTCGGTAATCTCCAGCAGTGACTTCAACTGTGCAGCCTGGGCAGAGTCTATCGGAGCATCCTGTACAGCACTGGGTAGCGCCTCGCCCTGATAGATGTACAACCCCAAACCGTGCATGGCGATTGCTTTTACGAGACACCTGATACGGGCATCAGAGATATCCCTAGTGGTGGGGTTAACAATAGACTTGTTGCGGTTATCCATTACCGGGAGCCACATGCTGTGCGTCTTGCCCTCAACAGTGACAGATACATTGACCTCGCAAGTCTCATTCTCTAGAAAGGTGGGTGGGCAGAAAGCATAGCTGCTATCTGGGTAGTGTTCATTCAGTGTCTGCCACGCCCATGCCCAGGATAGGTAGGATAAGTTGCCTTTCTTTTCAACATGCTTGCTACAGTCTATAGCTGATAGCGTTTTCCAAACATTACTCATTTGATTACCCCTTGTTTTCTCAGTAGTGTATTGATTCTCAGTATCTCATCCAGCAGCCACTGCCTGTTAAGTAAGTCCCGCAGCCCGGTTGGTTTTTTCTGCAAGACTACGTCCATCTCGTGAACGGTTTTCAAAAGATCATTGTTATTCATGCTACCTCCGACTTAGCTGTGTCACATTGCTCTTGAGCATAGCGGTCGCCATACCCCTCATAGTAAGCAGGGGATTGACCAGGCAGCGCCTCATGGCCGTGGACGCAATCATACTCGCCCTTGCAGTAATCAGTCATATCATTAATGTTCATAGTGATACTCCCGGTCAGCAGCCATATCAGCATCGAACAGGCTACACTCGATCAGGTGGTACTCGATCTGCTCACGCATCAGTTTACCCAGAGCAGCATCATCCTTAGCCAGCACTGCTGTGCGGATGTCATCAATGATATTCATCTCATGAGCATGGTTTTGTTTGCGCTGGAAATCAGATAGGCCACAACCCTGGTGCGGGAACTTAACGCCATCAAGGCTGACAGCTTCCCATACTAACATCGGGTCTTTAAGTTTATCGCCAAGCATCTCTTTGGCGATCTCTTTGGTACGGTTTGAATATTCCATGTTACTTCCTCATTTGTGTGTGTGCCGTCTATTTTACATAATGATTATCTATTGTCAAACATCTGTTGCAAATTATTTAACGTAGGTATATTATCAAAACTCAATAACTAGGAGAGAGCAGTGGATATTAATAAATCATTAGATCACTTCATGCGCGAGCATGGTATGAGCCAGATGGACTTGAGCAGAGAAGCCCATTTGAACCCGGCAACCATTAGCCTGATACGCAATGGTCATCGAGAGCCACGGTGTAGCACCTTGAAATCAATGGCTGACATCTTTGGTGTAAGAGTATCTGAGTTTATCGCGGCAGGTGAACATGGATAATCCAGGCTACTACGCCATCATCCCTGCTACCGTCAGATACGATGATAGGTTA